TAGACGATGAGTCTATACGGTTTATCAGAGATCGTTATACGGAACTCTGAGCCGGGTTCATGATTACCTCGAAAGAATTGCAAAGCATCTCCGAGAGAGTCAAAGACGAAGCCCTCAGAGGTTTTCACCAAAGAGGGCTTCAGTTTAGAGCCGGATCCCACCGCGAGAGACTTTGTAGAACCCGGATTTAGCGGAAGAACGCCTTGCAGACTTCCGCTTTGAGTAGAATTTCATTCTTTTTGGCATTGTATTAAGATTTGCTGTAAGTATATAAAAAAAAGTAGAATATACAATGCCTCCTAAGGGAAAGAGAACCTGAGCCCGTCGGCCGAGTGCTCTGCATGCACGGAGGTGCTCGTTTACGCTTTCGCTTCGCTTTCGCTTGACTCCGCGCCTAGCCTGCGTATCGAGCCATTCGCCTCCTGCGGTTCCCTCTCCCTAACACCCTCACCCGAGTGTAGCACGACCTGAAAGGTCGTTTGAGAGATTATCTCCCCGTCGGTGCAGTGGCCCTCGGGGTCGATCCCTTCGAAGCGAAGGGGAACCGGGGCTAGCCCCGGACCCCAAGCCCTCGCCGGGCAGGCGATTAAGCCATAGACTGTTTGCTGTCGCTAGATGGCGGTGGTTCCTCGACCACCTTAACATTCCTAGATTTTTCGTATTCCTCAATGATTTTGGCACGCTCTTTTTCAACCTTGGCTTTGCGTGCCTTTGTAGCTTCTTCGAATTGACGTTTACGTATTGCGACAGCGAGATTGTGAAGCTCTTGATAATCCACAGGGAGAGGTTCACCTATCTGAACGCCATTTTCATCGTAGTGATACTCATAGCGTTTTGATTGATCAATAGGCGGCAGCGTTCCCGCCAAATGACGCTTGAGAAGTTCAGAGGGAACAAGAGCTTGACCGGGCAGCGTCTTAGACGCCGCCGAAGACGTAGAGAATTGATTTTTTGGCATAGTACTAAGCATTTAGAGTGAAGGTTCGCCGTAATACGGGAGAGGGCGAACACATTTGATTTTATTTGTCACGATCGCATAAAGCGAGTCGGTATCCTGTATGACGTTGAAGATACGCGCAGATGGAGCACACTCAACGAAAGCAGGAGAGAGAGACGGTTCCACAGTCGGAACATCGAATTCCTCAGTAAGATCACGATACCATGTCCAGAAGTCGAGCGTAGTCTTGAACTCGCCGTGAATAGTAGACGGAATATATTTATACTCGGCATAGCGCTGCTGATAGCCGAACGTCCGCATGTCATCACCGTTAGAAGTGAAGTCGCCCTGATTATACAACTCGTAGCGATGAATCTCCTGTTCACCGAGATGAGCGAATGATGGCCACGCCCATTCCAGTTTATCAAAACGAGAACGGAACATGCGGGGACATCCCTGCGCATAGCTAGTACGTGGACGAAGGAAGAAGACCGTAAAGAGAAACCCATGTTCTTCGAAGAACTTATTAAAACCAGCAACATGACCAGCAGACACGCCATGACCTGCCATTTCAGCTAGAGGGGTCTCGCCATTTTCAGAAGTTTGTAAGACCTCCGAGATAGACACAGGAAGACGACCACCACCGAGATATTCAGGACGCTGTAGCCTAGCATCAGAAGACGTGACGCCGAAGTGTGCTTTTATTTGCTCGATATAACGAGAACCGCCACGAGCCATTTTTTCCAGCCATTCCTGCAACCTAGCAGCGAGACGAAGCGCATTGATAGAGAAACCGCCGCCTTCCATTTGCACCTCTTCAATATTTTCGAGACGTGCATTTGTACCGTTTGGATCACCCACGGCCAATAACAGACCACCTTCTTCGTCGGTGATAGCACCACGAGAGAGCGATCGCGCAGAACCATCCAGATCGCCGTTAAAGTTTTTCACACGGCTTGTCTCTTTGTAGGTCACCGAACCGGTACCAGTTAACGGCGTTTCAACAGGCTGGCCTCTTTGCGCGAAAGGTAAAGCACTAGTGAAGTAATCTTTTTCCCAGCATACACGAGGGAGAGACCAGAAATCAAAAGGATTATCTTCATCAACCATAGCGGCCTTAATAGCAGCCGTAATATTGCCAGTCGCATCGAAGATGCCCGGATAAAGTCCAACATAGTCAGGATGCAAATTTTGATCCCGGAAGTACTCATTCCAGATTTTCCAGAACGAAATAAACGGCATCATATTAAACGGAATGAGAATAGCCTCATCATCTAGGTTATCAATTGGATAACCGATACCCAGATAGTCACCGAGCGTACCTGGAGCGAACTGAGTACTGAACGCGAAGTTATCTGCACCTACTGTAACCGCACGGAACATAGCATAGGGAATTTCAATAGTATTCCCTTGAGCATCCTTGCCGTCGCCATCCGTACCGCCAGTGATGAACACTTCAAATTTGCTACGCGCCATAGTAAGACGAGCGGGCACAAAGAACGAATACGCGAACACATCAACGAGATGCATCACAGGCGCTTGCATAGGCATCATGCGAACCATAGCATTAATGTCGTAGTCCCATTTATCAGAGGGAAGAACCTCTTGGCACAATACAGGTACTAGCTTTCCCGGAGCGAACGAGAACTTACGCGAGTGAGACAGATTGAACATACTCGATTTGGGGCGACGAGCGCCGATCGAGCTGAAGATATTATCCATTTTGTTTACGATTAAGTTTTTTGAGTAAGCGATCGTGCTGGATCACACAGGGTTCGGAAGGGTGTTTTTCACTATACTTCATCGCTTTGAATCGAACCATTTCCTTTTGATGGGGATTAGTATAGATTTTATCCTTGTAATAACGCGGCATAGCGTTAGGAGTATCGAATTTGTACACAACGGAGTCACTACGCGCACGATGCCAGTGCTTGAATTTTTCCACGTAGTTAGCACCAATACCGGGACGCCGTGACATCAATCTAAACGGTTTAACGAGATCGTTGGGAACAGCCGGAGTCGCCATGTACGAGACCATATAACGGATACGACCGGCAGTCGCACGGCTACCAGAAATATAACCGATCGGTACTCCGTCCCGATCGGTCCACGTCGCCGAGACCAGACTAAGGTCAAGTAAATTGAAGAGAACAACGTGATAGTGTGGTCGTGTAAACTGTGTACCGTATTCGCCAACGGCGAAGTATCTGATACCTTTATTAACTTTTCGCAACCGCTTGATCCATAACTGAAGATCGCGTTTAGAAAGGTTGCCACCCTCCGGAATATGATCATCATTGTACGTGAGAGTGAGAAAAAAAGCCGACGATGAAACTTCCATTTCGTGTTCGAGGCGGAGACACCAAGCGTCGATCGCTTTTTTGAGACAGAAGGCACATTTGCCACATGGAACGGAGAGCTGCATTTTTCTGACATAGACGGGGGACATGCATTTCATAGACGAATTATCACTGCGTGGGTTGCACAAGAGATTTGGCCACTTGATACAGCTTGTAGTTGCAACCTTAGTCGAACAAGTATTTCAGTTTATCCCAACCTTGTTTGACAAGGGAATCGATGTCTATATCCATTCGTCGAGCAGCTTGCAGCATGACTCTCCACTTGACATCGTCACTTTGATAGATACCCATTTTAGCAAGAGCATTACGATTACGCTTGAAGTCATTCTCCAGATTTTGCGACGTGATTTGGCCCTGACCCATTTCGTACAGCTGATTGAGACGACGGCCTTTAGCCTGTTCATTGTACAGAAGCTCTTTCGATTTGTGAGCAGTGAAACGCGCGATTCGTTCCTCAGAAAGAGCGAGTGATTTGTAGTTTTTACTACGTTGCTGCTCTTGCATGTTTTTAAGGATTTGGTTCGCAGCTTGTAACTCCGTGAGATGAGCGCGAGTCCGGGAGGCCTCAATATTTTGAACAGTAGCCGCATACTGAGCATCGGCCTGTCGCGCCATTAGATGACGTGAGAACACATCTGGGATTTCGAGGGTACTTGCACGCTGTGCGGGAACTTCAGCGGCTTGGAGGGGCCCTGCTGACCCTGTATCGGCCCCATTTTGATACATGAGCCGGGGATTAAGACCGGCAGCGGATAAACGCTCCATTTGAGCTTGAGGCGTATTGTAGGCATTTTGATAGTCCCACATTTCACGGTTGTACTGATTTTGGAGGGCCATTGCCTCCTTTTGATACTTGAATTGCCTCTTGTTAGCAGCGACCTGCACTGCATAGTTTCCGAGAGCTTGAGCGGCCGCGCCTGCTATGGCGCCGCCTGTAGATTCTGCCATAATTTAGGGGATTTTGAGATTTTAGACTGACGGTGTCAGTCCGCACAATAATGTCTAGTAATAGAGTGCGGGCTTTCAGCCTTGTGGAAAGATTTGGAATTGAATCGACGCAAGGTCGAATTTTTCCGGATAGACGATGAGTCTATACGGTTTATCAGAGATCGTTATACGGAACTCTGAGCCGGGTTCATGATTACCTCGAAAGAATTGCAAAGCATCTCCGAGAGAGTCAAAGACGAAGCCCTCAGAGG